GTTATTGGGTCTTCTAAGACTAAAATAATAGAATCAGACCTTTTCGATCAGGTTTCTGACCATACTACATTACCTACTTTACTTGGAAAAACTGGAGATATTGATCCTATGGAAAAAGGATTGCGTAAATTTGGCAAATATACTCCTCTTATTGATCCTAAATTGATAGAAGTTTGTGGAAATGATGTTTCTAATAATCTTAATGCCAATCCTAGTGGAAAAGATAAATCACTTTTTGCTAGAATTCTTCCTTATGATGAAGCTGTTAAAGGAAATGAAGATGATGAATTTTTAGCTCCTATTAATAGAAAAACTTCTATGGGATTTCCTTATACTATTCTTTTTGATCATCCTGAAGGTAAGAAAGCGGCATTTGGACATGATGAATGGACTTTAGATACTGAACAAGCAAATTTAATTAAACAGGACGTTGAAATTCTTATTGATAATGCATCAAAAGGTATTCAAACTGGTGTATATTGGACTGATACTCTTAAGATGGAACGAAGATCTATTGAAAAAGTTATGGAAGGAAAAACTCGTGTTTTTTGTGCAGGACCTGTTCATTTTACTCTAGCTTTCCGTATGTATTTTCTTGGTTTTGCTGCTTTTTTGATGCATAATAGAAATTTTAATGAAATTTCTACTGGTACAAATGTTTTTAGTAATGATTGGGATGTTATCGCAAAGAAAATTTTGTCTAAAGCTATAGGACCTAATGGTTCTAGTGTAGGAGCAGGTGATTTTTCTAATTATGATGGTTCTCTTTCTTCTCAAATTTTATGGTATATTTTAGATATGATTAATGATTGGTATGATGATGGTAAAGAAAATGCAAGTATTAGACGTGGCCTTTGGTTAAATATAGTTAATGCTATTCATATCAATCATTCTGTTATTTATCAATGTACTCATTCACAACCTTCAGGATGTCCATTGACTGCTGTACTCAATTCTATTTATAATAGTATTGTTGTGCGTATGGTTTATATATTGATTGCTAGAGATAATTGTCCTCAAATGGCTTCTATGGCTGCTTTTGAAAAAAGTGTAGCCATGGTAGCTTATGGAGATGATAATCTTATTGGTATTCATCATTCAATCACTTCATGGTTCAATATGAATAATATTTCAAAATATTTTTTAATTATTGGACATGAATATACAGATGAAAGTAAAAGTTCTCAATTTGTCAATGTCAAAGATTTATCAGAATGTGGATATTTAAAGAGGAAATTCATTTTTAATGAAGTTGTTAATAGACATATTGCTCCATTAGATATCACTGTTATTTTGGAAATCCCACAATGGACAAAGAAAG